GACCTCTCCCATATTCAGAGGATAGGAGGAACACTGGGTCCCACGGAGGGCAAGTTTGCCTGCTGACATGAGACGAGGAGCTTGATACTGGACGAACTTATTCAAGTACGTGAACCAGCTCTCGCTCCTATCGGCTAACGCAGCCTGTGTGTGCATGACACCCTGGTAAACAATTCCAGACGTGGTCTGAAGAGATTCAGGGTTCATCAACTGCACAGAGTACGCAGCGGGACAGATGGTCGTTGCTTTATCCATGGATGAGAAGTCAAACGGATACGCTGTAGTATTGTTTGAAGCGTTCATCAACTCCAATGGTCCATGGGTAGCATCTGTCGGAGCGACCGTGAAACAAGCTAGGTTGTTCCAATGGCCTCGATGTTGAGCGACATTTGTTCCGGACTGGAACGTGCCGAATACGAGACAAGAGGCCGCTGTGTTAATGCGGAGAGTCGTGCGGACAATCGTATATGGACCGACGGCGCGAGGCAGGGCAAGGTGGTGAGGAAGGCGAGCATCCCAACAATGGAGATTAGTAGCATCCCTCCCGCCAAAAGCTTGTTTGGTTATAGAACCAACACCTTGACCCAAGACCTCAGGAGCGCGGGACCGATTTCCAGCACGGTTCCTTCGACGGGGAGCTGGTGCACGACCAGCAGGTTTTCGGGGATTGATTTTTCCGCGAGCCATCGAAGGACGATCAGAAGAAGGTGAGTCGAAAATCAACTCGAAGTAGCCAGGATGGCCCGGAGGCCGGAATGCTCACACTTGGTAAAAGATGCGAATCAACCGATTCGGTCCGTAGCCATTTCTACCATATTTACCCGAAGGAGGGGAGGTGTCGTCAGTTGGCCCCCACCAACGACCTCACTCGTTATGAGCAAGGTACACTGGGTTTTGAAGTGCTTGCATCCGCAGCCGACCAGACCTTTCGCACAGAAATGTCAAAAGTAAATGGTTTGCGGATTGGCTTCAACTTCTTGTTGACTAGAGTTGATAGGACCTTCCTCCAACACGGCTTCCGGAGGGCACAATAGGGGTCCATGACCCCCTTTGCCTGCTCATCATTTCGGAGCCTTCGTGTGAGGGGAACCCGTAGGTCCTTAAAATGGAATTCATTCTCTCTTAACGGTTCGGTTACTGGGCGGATAGCAATAGGTGCTTTTCCGTCCCAGTCTGTGTTGACAACGCCGACGAGCTCGCGGTCATAGGAGACGCATTTGTAAGGGTTCGGCGGCAGAGTTCTCTGCTGCGTTCCTGCCAAGCTCTTATACCAGTTCAACGCTACCGTAGCGATGGACGCCTGAACCTTGGTAACTTTCGTCACCTTCCGGATCGACTCCGGGACCCGTAGTCCACAGCCGCCCAACTCACAAGGGATACATAGGTTGTAATAACCAGCCTGTGTGTGGATAGCGATTTCCTTTTTCCAGTAGTGCTTGATACGATCGTACGCGCGCTCTGGATTGTTGCAGTTGTCAATCACAAATTGGAGCTTATCGACAATGGGCATTGCCTGAGTCTCAGGACGCATAGAGACACCCTTACCCGCAGCCTTCTCAAGTAGTAGGCCGGCAGGGAGATACATTACGTGCCTGAAACATTGGTTACCCAAATCTTGCCACGCCTCGGAGTTTATGGTCAGGAAATCCCGGGAAATATAGTTTTTCCCAAGACTCAAGGTGAACCCTGCTCGGACAATCCACTTTTGCCAAACTTCGTAGAAGGCACGATTGGACTTGAACAGGATATCGTCACCATTGACCAAAACAGGAAGTTCCTTCAGAGAGAATTTCCTCCCCGTATACTCCTCCAAGGCTAACCAGTAGGCTGCGACGTTGATCATAC